CGCGAAGATTAAGAGACTATTTACCTTGAGAAGGGCATCTCAACTAGGAGATATATGGATAAGAAAGCACTAGAAGCAGCAGCAGCCACGTACCTACGTGCAGCCGCAGCAGCCGTTGCCGCTCTGTACATGAGCGGTATCACTGACCCAAAGACCTTGCTTAACGCATTTGTTGCAGGTCTACTTGGCCCATTAGCAAAGGCATTAAATCCAAAAGACCCATCATACGGGTTCGGCAAAAAGAAGTAATAAAAAGGGAGAGAGATGGCGTTCGAAACAACTGCTGGTGTAATAATTTTGGTTGCATCAGTAGCAACCGCTTTGGGCGTCATCTTTCGACCAGGTTATAAAAAGTTAAAAGAGTTAGGGAATTGGTTTGACCATTTCCAACGCGATTGGATGGGAGAAGAAGAGGCTCCAGGTAGAGACGCTGTTCCTGGCGTTATGGAGCGCCTCAACAAACTAGACGGTGAACTAAGCCAGAATGGTGGAAAATCCACCAAAGATGTGGTTAATAAACTGTTCTACAAACAAGAGAAGATTGAAGAGAAGGTAGATATGATGCTTGAGGCCTTTGTTGAGATGGGAGAGCGCCTAATAAGCATAGAAGACCAGATTTCAAAAAGCAATTCTGAAGATACCAAACAATCGGTGTAACTTTACGGGAAGATAGGCTCATGGTTGATATTCCTTCACGTGACTGGAATCCCTTTCTTTGGGCTGGCAGTAAACTAAGAACTCCTGCCAAACCACAAAAGAAAAATGAAGAAGGTCAAGGGTTGAGGTCTCAACAAAGTACTGAGACTCAATCTACTGCAAGTAGGGCTGGTGGAGTTTTAGATGTTCATTTCCAAGGAACTCTCAATGCTCCTTCACAAAAGGGTGCAGGACACAAAGCATGGCTTGGTCCAGTTATTCCGCCTAAACCAAAGAGTCTTGAAGGAGTTCCATCTGTTCGCAGAGGAAAGAGTGGATTAGAAGCAAATCCAGAATATAGAGAAGTAAAGAAAAAGATTCAACATTTTGAAGAAGCAGTTGGCGCTGCTAAAGGTAACCCACATAGAGTTGAATTCACAGGTGGAATGTAATGCCCGTATCACTAAATAAGGATGACATGTCATACGAACACTTTAATGCAGGCTCTGCGTCTCAAGTTACTCCATTAACCGATAAAGATAAGGACCTTATCAGGTTCTCTGCTAGACGGTTTAAGAGTGCGGTTGATAGAGACATTGCTATCAATACAAAGTTTGGATTAAACTCAGTAGACTATTTTAGAAAATTAGAGGCAGTAAAAGACCATCCACATCTAAGCAACAGAGTTCGTGGAAGAGTTAGTCAACTGTTTTCTACCCCTGGTCCTATGACTGGTGGAACTCAAGTACTCGACAGCAAACAATTCTCACATGGGGTGAACTGGTAATGGCAACGAAATCAGCAGCATGGCAACGCAAAGAAGGTAAGAACGCTAAAGGCGGACTGAACGAGAAGGGTCGCAAATCATACGAACGTGCAAACCCTGGGTCTGACCTAAAACCACCAGTAAAGCGCGAGCAGGCAAAGAAGTCAAAGAAGTCTGCTGCACGGCGCAAATCATTCTGCGCTAGGATGGAAGGCATGAAGAGAAAGAACACCTCTTCCAAGACTGCTAGAGACCCTAATAGTCGGATAAACAAATCACTACGAGCATGGGACTGTTAAATGTTAAAGAAACTACTTATTGCATTAGGACTTATTAAAGACAAGAAGAAAGCACCAACTCTTGCTAAATTCATAGAGGATTTAAATAAACTTCCATCTGAAAATGTAAAAGTTATAAAGAAGCCAGCAAAGAAGGCTCCTGCAAAGAAGAAGGCTACAAAGAAGGCCACAAAGAAGGCTAAATAATGAAGTGTGCGAACTGTGAGGCGGGGGCTCTCTTCGTTTATCAAATAACGTTAGAGAAAGAAATCCTCTATTGCGGTAAGCACTTGCCCAAATTCTTGGACTCTCGCAGGCGTGCGGGAAACCTCAAAACTACAGATGAGTTTGCTGCTGAAAGAGCCGCAGCCCTACAAACGGTCTCTGTTCAATCAACAGAGGAACCAAAGAAGCCTAAGAAAAAGGCTAAGAAAGCGGCTGAAAATAATGAAGGTAATTCGTAAGTTCGCAGTGCAAGGACATGCTGTACCATCAGCATCACACAGTCCAAGAGGACCGTTTCCACCTGAAGTCCTAGCAGGGCCTCAGATGGCTTACGGCGATGAACATTCGGATTCCTTACATCCAGCACTAGACGAAGTACGCTTCTTCAAATGTCGCGACTGCGAAGAAGTTCTTTTTGAGACTGAATTAGACAACCACACATGTGAGGAAGAAGAATAATGGCAGTTAATGACAACGGGAATCTACTTGATTCCGCAGGAAACATCGCTGTTGATTTTGTATGGGGCAACGTGCCTATGCAACCAAACGATGTTCGTACAACGCGTTTAGACGCAACTTTGGATGACCACATTCGTGCTCTATCAGAGTGGAATGGTTATCCTCTTTACACACCTAATGACCCAGGCTCTGATGTACTTGGTCCAACAGACTACGTCTCAGTTCCAAACGTACTAGGTCTTACAGCAGCAGTTGCAGAAGATGTTTTAAGAGACTGGGGTCTTGGAGCAGTCACAACAGCAACCTCTTCAGCGAATGCCTCTGGATTTAAGGCAACTATTAACAACATTGCAATTGCAAGCGGAACAGCAACATTTACAACTACTGCTGCACACGGATTCACAGGTAATCCAAGCGCACAGACAGTTACCGTTTCAGGATTGACCGAGACTCAGTTAAATGGAACTTGGTTAATATCTAACGCATCTGGTTCAACTTTCACAGTGTTTAACACTGGCTTTACAAACGTAGGTTCTACTTCTGATAGCGGAACTGTTATTGACTCAAGCAAGGTTGGAAAAGTAAAGGCTCAGAGTATTGCGGCTTCTACTTCTAGCGTTGCTCCAGGAACAGCAATTACTATCACCACTTACGCAGCATCTTAAAATAAATGGCAAGAATCAGGGGAGGAGGCGCAGCAGGCAAACGTCCTGCAGCCCTCCCCTCTGCTCAAGAATTACTAGGAGCGATGGGTAAGCCTTATGGCTTCGGCTCCAAAACAACTACAGGAATGATGAAAGCCCTGTCACAAGAGGGCGGATTTCAAAGTCCATTTGCAGCACTTCCTACAGCGGCATCTACTGGTGAGTTTTTTGAAACAGTATCCCTGCTAAACGCAACCGATACCATGCGTTATTACAACCCACAAACTCCAGATGAAGTGGCTTATCGTAATCAGGCTGGTGAAGCAGTCTTCCCAACTTTAGGCGAAGATGTTTATTACGTAGACGCTCAAGGCAACTTTGTTGACCGTTCTGCTGGTCGTAAAATTTATGATGAAGACTTAGACACTGGTGAAGTCATCATTCCTGGTGAAAAGGGACCACAGTTCGGAGAGTCTGACGCTCCAGCGCCACTATCTTTAGTTCCTACATCCACAACAAACCCAGAACGTCCTCGTACAGTTGCGGCTGGGTATGACCGTAACAGGTCAGTATTGACTGTAGTGTTTCGTGACGGCACCTACTATAACTATTACGAAGTAAACACCAACGAATGGCAAGACTTTAAACGCAGAGTATCCAAGGGTCAGTATATTTATAAGTATTTAGACTTTAAACCACGTGGCGCAGCAAACGTGAATAGTCTTCCCTCGTACGCACGCACGGCTTTGTATAGACTCACTCGTGCTATACAGTTAACTAACGAACGCAAACAGTATGACCGTATGGCTAAAAGGAATACTCCAAAGACACCAACGGCTAAAAAACCAAGAAAGCGATGAATGCCAAAGGCACACAACATTGGACCACTATTTGTACAACTTACAAAATTCCCCTATGAATGGGATGGAAAGTTTGTTGTTAGAGGTTGGACTCAAGAGATAGACGAGCCTTTCCGAACTTCGGAACCCTTGATATTTAGGCTTCCCAACTATAAAGCGCTAGTTATGGGCCGTTGGACTGGTGCGAAAGACGAAGAGGACGCGCTAAACTCTGCCCTAGAAAGGCGGGATGTAACTTACGATGATTTTACGGAAGAAGCGGGATGGACACCAGCCCCAGACTCGGATAGAGAAGAGAGTGTCGACAATTTCCACCCCAGACTTGATAGCCTGGATGGAGCACTCGATGTTTCTGATAGGGAAACACATAACGATTTACCAAAAACAAAATAGTTCTGCAGACCTTGACGAGGTCCTTATGGGTGCAGAAGCGTTTCATGCTATTGCTAAGGAATTAAAGAAACGACATGTTTCATGATATGCTTTTAATGCTTCGCCTCTCTACAGGTCTAGCGTTGACCCACCCAAAAGGTGGGTCACGCTGTTTAATGGGGACATATGGAAACCGATAAGTTTGAAGAAATAAGTCCTGAGTTCTATCTTCAGGAAGAACAGCCTGTTGAAGAAGAAACTGACACACCCCTAGACGAATTGTCTCAACAGTTTGTAGACAAACTTATAGACAAGATGCTTGAGTTCTTAAAGGTACTTGTAGGACACGATTTACACCCTTATCAAAAACCTTTAGCACGTCGCATTATGGAATCTGTCATCATAAATGATGGCGAAGAGATTACAGCGCTTGCATCTCGTCAGTCAGGTAAGTCAGAGACTGTTGCAGACACTGTTGCAACAATGATGATTCTGCTTCCACGTCTTGCAAAGTTATACCCAGACTTGTTAGGTAAGTTTAAAGATGGAATTTGGGTTGGATTATTTGCACCAACAGAAGCACAGGCTGAAACACTTTTTGGTAGAACTGTCACACGACTTAGTTCAGAACGTGCATTAGAAATTATGGATGACCCTGAGATTGATGATTCAGCCGCACGCGTGGGAGGCGTTACTAGACAGATTAGATTAAAGAAGTCGGGCTCTACTATCACCATGATGACTGCAAACCCAAGAGCAAAAATTGAATCCAAATCATTTCATCTTGTAATCATTGATGAGTGTCAAGAAGCCGATGATTTTGTTGTTTCTAAATCTATTTCTCCTATGTTGGCTTACTATGCAGGAACAATGGTAAAGACTGGCACACCAACAACTAGTAAAAACAACTTCTATCGCGCTATTCAACTAAACCGTAGACGACAAACAGGTCGTGCTTCTCGTCAAAATCATTTCCAATGGGATTGGAAAGACGTAGCAAAGTTTAATCAAAATTATGAAAAGTTTATTAGAAAAGAAATGTTGCGTATTGGTGAGGATTCCGATGAATTTCAAATGTCATACAACTGTAAATGGTTGTTAGAACGTGGAATGTTTGTTACATCATCAATAATGGACGAACTTGGTGATACATCACAAGAGTTAGTAAAGTCTTGGCACAAGACTCCAGTAGTTGTTGGTATTGACCCTGCTCGTAAAACAGACAGCACTGTTGTAACTGTTGTATGGGTAGATTGGGATAGACCAGATGAGTTTGGTTACTTTGACCATCGTATTCTTAATTGGCTTGAAATGCAGGGAGATGATTGGGAAGAGCAGTACTATCAAATTGTTAACTTTTTAGAAAACTACGATGTGCTTGCTGTTGGGGTGGACGCTAATGGTGTGGGCGATGCTGTTGCACAGAGATTAAAACTTCTTTTGCCTAGAGCAGAGGTTATGTCTCTGACCTCCAGTCCATCAGAGCAGTCGAAGAGATGGAAACATCTTCAGGCCCTGCTTCAACGACGTATGCTGTCTTGGCCTGCACATGCAAAAACTAGGCGCCTAAGAACGTGGAAACGGTTCTATCAACAGATGGTAGACGCAGAGGTCCAATACAAGGGTCCTAATTTCCTTGTAGCCGCTCCTGACGAGTCTTACGCACACGATGACTTTGTGGACTCACTATCTATCGCCTGCTCTCTTACTCAGGACCTTGTTATGCCAGAAGTTGTTGCTTCAAGTAATCCTTTCTTTGGTTAAGCCACACAAAGTGCATAAAAGGGTGGAAACTATTACCAGGTATACCTAAACCTAGAAACAAGGAGTCTCCAATGGCTATTTCTCCAGCACCTCGCTTTCCAGAGCGTGCACCTAATGTCTACGAACGCAAGATGGGCGATAACCCAGTTCGTCGTGGACCACTACGCTTTGAAGAAGGCGTAGCAACTGACACCGACGTTCCAAACGATTTCGTTAAAGGAATGCAACAAGGTTCAGCAGTTGCTCCTGGTCGTCCAAACCGCAATGCACCTGTATGGCAGAAGCCTGCCGCAGAAACTCTCTCAGAGCGTGCACATGTTGGTTCGGCTGCCTGGATTGAAGCACCAACAATGCTTGGCGAGTTTGCTCACGGCACATACACAGACCGTGCAGAGCAGATGATTGAAACTGTCGTTCGCTCAGGTGGACGTCAACAGCGCCCAGCCCCAACAGTCGTAAACGACTAGTTATTTGACAACCTGAACCCGCTCATACGGTAGTGTATGGGCGGGAACAGGATGTATTTGGAGGAGTTCAGTGAGAAAACCTGCTAACTTAAAACTGTATGCAATGTTTGTTGCACAGGCCAAAGCAAAATATTCTAAATGGCCTAACCCTGGCGCTAGTGCTTGGGTTGCAAAAAAATATCAACAAGCAGGTGGTCAGTACGTAGAAACAACTGAAGCAGACCGTCGTCGAAAGATGGCACAAAAGAAACAACAACACGAACAAGAAAAGAAACGCAGTACTAAAAAAGAAGATAACAAAAAACAAGACAAGAAATCCGAAAAGGATAAAGGCAAGAAGTAATGTCATTTCTTGATTTCACGCCACCGTCGTATCGTGCGGCGTCATCTGACCTTACTATTTCTATTTCACCACTTGGCCTTGTAGAACTTGCTGACGAAGAATTTGAGGTTCACGGTCCTCGTTTAAACCGTTACTCCCTTAACTGGGCAATGTACCTTGGTCATCATTGGGGCTATCGCCGTGAACAAGGCGAAATGCAGATTGCTGTTAATTATTACAGAGCATTTAATGACTACCTTGCAAGATTTGTTTTTGGTCGTGGTGTTCATTTCCGTTCTCCAAAATCTACCGAAGCAATAGTTCCAGACCGTCTAGAACGTATCTGGGAAGTTGATAATGACAAGATGCGTGTCCTACTTGAGATAGGACAACAAGGCGGCATCACAGGCGATGTATTTGTTAAAGTAGCATACGAGGAGCCTTGGACTGACTCTGCTGGAATGTTCCATCCAGGCCGTGTTCGTATTCTTCCTATGAATTCCTCATTCTGTTTCCCTGAGTTTCATCCACATGATAGAACTCGACTACTAAGATTCAAACAAAAGTATCGTTTCTGGGGCACCTCATTAGAAGGTACTAGACAAGTATTTACTTACACTGAAATTTTGACCGATGATGTAATCGAAGAATACATAAACGATGAACTCATCGACTCACGTCCAAACCCACTTGGTCTTATTCCAGTGGTACATATTCCTAATGTTCCTGTTTCAGGTTCACCGTGGGGTCTCTCGGACGCACACGACATCATCACTATCAACCGTGCATATAACGAAATTAGCACCGATGTCGCAGACATCATTAACTATCACGCTTCTCCTGTGACAGTTATCGTAGGTGCTAAAGCCTCTAACCTTGAGAAAGGTGCAAAGAAGGTTTGGGGCGGTCTTCCAAAAGACGCCCAAGTCTTCAATCTTGAAGGTGGTGCGCAAGGAGTTGACGGCGCACTGAAGTATCTTGAGTTGCTAAAGCGCTCAATGCACGAACTAATGAACATTCCTGAGACTGCGCTTGGACAAGTCCAACCAATCTCAAACACATCAGGTGTTGCTCTGTCTATTCAGTATCAACCATTGATGAACCGCTATTCTCAAAAAGTAGCGCAATATGGTAAAGGTCTTGAGCGAATCAATGAACTTGCACTTCGCACCCTTGCCATTAAGGAACCACAGACGTTCTTCTACAATCCAGATGAAGATGGTCCTATTAAGGTAGGTCAATTAGACCGCCTTGACCCAAATGACCCAATCTCTTACATGAACTATGTGCAGTTCCCACCTCCACTTCCTCTAGATAAACTTATTATCCTCAATGAAATCCAGACCAAACTTGGTATGGGCCTTGAATCAAAAGAGGGTGCACTTCGTACACTCGGCGAAGAGTTCCCAGAAGAGAAACTACAAGAGATTCGTCGTGAACTTATGGAGGATGCAAAGGCTGATGGTGCTCTTTCTCTCATCCGCGTTCAAATACAGAAACAAATCCAAGATTTAACAGGAATGATGCCAGGACCTGATGGTTCAAGTGCGGTTCCGTTGGCTCCAACGCAGTTAGGCGATGGGGATGTTATGGGAGATGGAATCGAAGGACCACAAACTCCAAAAAAACTAGAGGACCCAGCAGTTCAAGAGGCCAAGATGATTGAGGACCAAGCCGAGGCTGGTATCCGAAATGACCTACTAACCCAAGCCTATGGAACTAAGATTCCACAAAGACGGGTGGTAGATAGAGAGTAGATTTCCAACTGTAAAAAGTTTGGAATATAACGAGACAATTACGCATAAATGTAATGCAATTATCTCATAACAATCAAGGGACACGCCGCAAGGCATACGGACAACGAGACAAGAAAGATAAGTGAATACTGCTATGGATAACACAGTAGAAATGACAGACACAAATCTGTCACCAATTGAAAGTAGCGAGTCAACTATGTCTTTACCTGGATATACAGCCGATGATATTGCAAAGGCACGTGAACAGGAAAAAGCAAAGTTGTACCCACAACTTGAAAAGATGAAAGAAGAACTCGCATCTCTGAAAAGAGAACGTGAGGAAACGGCAGCCCGTGAAGCAGAGCGTCAAACACGCATTGCTGAAGAGGAAAGTCGTGCAGCACAGTTGAAGAAGGAACAGGAAGAGAATGAACTGTCCTTCAAAGACCTTCTCAAAAAGAAGGAGCAAGAATTTCAATCTCAATTAGAGAATGAACGTCTTGAAAGAGAACGTGCTATTGCACTCTTAGACCAAGAGCGCAAGTTTCAAGAGTTGATGAATTACCGTCAATCTCGATTGGAACAGGAAAGAGAAAATATCATTCCTGAACTTATTGATTTAATTGAAGGCGATACACAAGATGCAATTGAGCAGAGCATTTCAACTCTTAAAGAAAAATCTGCTCGAATTCTCGATTCCGCTCAACAGGCTATGCAGTCTGCTAGAGCACAAATGGCAGGACCACGCATAACAGCGCCTGCCTCAGGACCCCTCGACACCAATTCGGACACACAATCGTTAACACCTGATTCAATCAGGGAGATGTCATTGGCAGACTATGCGAAACAAAGAGCCAAATTGCTTGGCAATGCAGCAAACAATCGTGGTCAGGGACTGTTCGGTTAATCCAACAACTATCTAGAAAGGACTTGACCTAAATGGCAAGTGCAATTACAGGTACTGGTCAACTAGCCAGCGCCCCTACCGCTTATTCAGGCTCTAATACATCCCTGAATCAAGCAATCCAAACAATCTGGTCGAAGGAAATCCTCTTCCAGGCAATGCCAATTCTTCGTTTCGAACAGTTTGCAGTTAAGAAGACTGAACTAGGAGTTGCTCCTGGTCTTCGTGTTAACTTCCTTCGTTACAAGAACTTTGCAGTAGACCCATCTCCTCTAACAGAAGGTGTTCGTATGACAACGAACGCTCTTACTGCAGAGCAGATTGCAATTACTGTTGCAGAACACGGCTACGCAGTAGCAGTTTCTGAACTTCTTCTCAACGCATCCTTCGATGACGTAATGGCTTCTGCCTCACGTCTTCTTGGTCGCCACATGGCACAGTACCTAGATGTACAGGCACGTAACACACTATCTGCAGCAACATCTGCAGTATTTGGTTATGACCGCTCTTCACTACAGGGTGTCAATGACTGGTACAACGAAGGAACTGCAGCAACTTCATTTGCAGGACTTGATGGTAACTTCAAGTTGACTACAGGTGCAGTTAAGGATGCTGCTCTTACCCTTGCTGGTAAGAACATTCCACGTCTCGGTGAGACATACGTACAGTTCGTACATCCAAAGCAGTCACGTGATATTCGTTCGAACCCAGAGTTCATCGAAGTCACGAAGTACGCTGCTCCAGGAAACTTCATGCTCGGTGAAATTGGACGTCTCTATGACGTAGTATTCATCGAAACCACACAGGTTAAGAAGTTGGCTGTTAACGCTTCTTATACAACTTCAACAAGCGTAGGAGTTCCTGCGTCTCAGATTGAGGTTCCTGTTAAGGCT